GAACTAATCAAGAAGTATACGAAGTAATTTATATCGAAATGATTGATCCGTTAGAAGTAAATAAAAAACATCTTAATGCCAGATTAGAACATTTAAGTAGGTCACAACCTTCAATAACTGTTGATAACAGTAATGTTATTTGGCAAAAAGGATTTACAAAGTCTGATCCGCTCACCTCCGACGAACAAGCACAAATTGATTTGTTAAACGATCCTGCTCCTGTTTCTGTCAGACCGGATCCTTTTATGACTGTCGATAGCACAGGTTATCAAGCATCTAATACAAATTCAACAACATATTATCCAAGTAGTGTTAGCATTTGGAGAGAAAATATAAAATCTAAAATAGGTCAAACTGAAAGAAATTATTTGCCGTTATGGATGAGAAGTATTCAACCAAATAGCAAACAAGAATTAGATTTTGTCTTATGCATACCGTTATGTTATTGTAAAGTCGGTACCGGTGACGATATTCTTTTAAACATTAAGTTTAGTGAGTTTGACTTCAAATTATTAGATTACACAGTTGATCGTTACATAATCGATGCTATACAAGGTTCTAGTGAGGATAAATATCTTGTATTTAGAAACGATAGGATAACAATATGAGTAATATTAATTACACCAACATCGACGAACTATATCCAGTAGCAGGCCAAGATAACGATAGTCAAGGATTTCGAGATAACTTCGAAACTATTAAAACTGCATTACAAGTAACAAAGTCGGAAATTACTGAGTTACAAACTAATTCAGTACTAACAGCAAGTCTTGATGCTAATGAAATTGTCGATAATGATTTACAAAATTCAACAATTAATAATGGTAAACATTCTAACTTCAATCCTCTTTTCCAATCAGAGACAGTTGCTGTCGATACATTTGACCTTGTTGTATCTCAGTTTCCAGTTAGAACTTTATTATTAACAGGAAACGTAACAATAAACTTTGATGACTGGCATTCAACTGTAGGTGCTGCATCATGCGGGAAAGTAATTATTCATCTTTCCAGTAGTACTAATTCATTCCAAGTTAACTTTCAACAGTCTGCAGGTACTATAAAGTATAGTGATAATTTTCCAAATCCTTTCACAGTTGATGCGTTTTCCGCCGGAACAGTTGATATAGTTGAAGCATGGTCATATAATAACGGTGCAACTGTTTATATGAAATACTTAGGAAAGTATGTTTCAACAAGAAGTAACAATAGAACAATTACAGGATCACTATCTGTTAATGGTTCTTCTACTCTAGGTGATGCAATTACAGATAATATTTCGTTTGCCGGTGTCCCGAGATTTCCGCCAATGACTACTGCACAGAGATCAAGTTTAACCGGTGTTGCAGGTATGATGATATTTAATACAACAACGGTAAAACTAGAATTGTGTACAATAAGCGGAGCTCCTGGATCTGCAACTTGGGTAGAATTGAATTAATATGCATCCATTAGTTCAAAATTTGTCATCGTTAAAAGATTCAGAAATTGAATTTAAAGTTAACGATTTAACAAGAAAGTATTTTATGACTTCAAATTATGAAGTTCGAAGTCAAATTAGTGTTATTTTAGAAACTTACAAAGAAGAATTGTCTGTTCGTCGACAAAAAGAACTCGATCGAATGGCAAATGAAAGAAATAAAGATCTTGACAAGTTGATTAACATTAACTAATATATAGGCATGCGCCTAGATCAGTACGGACTCCCAATATACAATTCACAAGATGTGTTTAATTTACTATATTACGGTAAATTAAACACCTTGTCATCGATCACTGTCGATAAAGACGACGATCTGCTATCTTTAGAAAATGTTGCAGACATCAAACTCTGCGATCCGATTCCGAATATTGTCTCAATAGAGGAGTTTGATGCATTATCGCAAAGTGTCTGGTTTATACCCGACGAATATAAAAATTTAGACATTGAACAATATGTATATTCCCTATCATCCGATACTCGAGTATATGAAGAAATGGATGAATATAAAAATAGAAAAATGTTGGATTTATTAAGATGGTTAAAATATTTTGTTGACGTCTGTGATCAAAATAACATTGTATCCGGAGTAGGTCGAGGCTCAAGTGTTGCTAGTTATGTGTTATACTTATTAGGAGTGCATCACATTGACAGCATCAAATATAATTTAGATTGGAGAGAATTCTTAAGATAAGTAGAATAACTCTTAAAGGAGATTAAAATGAAAGAGAAACAAAGAACAATACACAAGTCGATGCTAGGAAAAGAAGTTGATATGCATAAACTTTCAATGCAAAATGAAATGACTGTTGCTATCGGAAATGCAAAAGTTAATGCACGAGGCGATGAATTAGGTCCAGGTGGTAAGATTATCCGAAAACGTGAAGAAGTACTAAGAGCCGCAGCAACTAGACGACCAAATGAATCTGCACCTGTATCAAAGCCCGTCGATGAATCTATTATAAAAGACATCGAAGACATGGACCCAGAAGGTGATGAATGAAAATTAATAAGATTAATCCTATTTTAGACCATATTTTAGTTACTGATATGAATTTTGGTGAACAAGTAACTTCTAGTGGAATCGTGCTTCGAAGCGATAATGGAAAAAGCGAAGGAGTTAAGCCGAGATGGAGCAAAGTATATGCTGTGGGCCCGGATCAAAAGGATGTAAAAGTGGGAGACTGGTTACTTGTTGAACATGGAAGATGGACTAGAGGTGTTGAACTAGAAATTGGCGATACTGAGGATAAAACAGAGTTGTTTCGTATTGATCCAGAAGGTATACTTATTGTTGCAGATGAGAGACCTTCCGATTTAGAATTTGGACAACACGCAACTCCAACTAGACCCGGTCTTTCCGATTTTCAATTTTAAAGGTAATATATGTCAGGTTTGAAACAAATTTGGGTTGATAAGTATCGTCCGTCGTCTATAGATGATTATGTATTTCAGGATGAACACTTAAAGTATCAAATAAAAGAATGGATTGAAAGCAAAAGTATCCCTCATTTGTTATTTAGAGGAGGTCCGGGTACTGGTAAAACTACTTTAGCAAAAATTATACTAAATGAACTCGGTGTACAAAGTGCCGATGTATTATTTGCTAACGGTAGTAAAGAATGTAGGAAAATCGAATGGGTTGATAAACTAATTTCGTTTTGTTCTACAATGCCATTCGGAGATTTTAAAGTTGTATTAATTGACGAAGCAGATTACATGAACGGGCAATCTGTACAACCGTCGTTAAGAAATTTAATTGAAGATTTTGGAAGTGCGGTTCGATTTATTCTTACTTGCAATTATGGCAATAAGATTATTCCGCCGTTGCATAGTCGATTTCAAACCTTTCATTTCGAAAAATCAGATTTAAATAATTTTACCGAACGAGCAGCAACAATTCTTATTAACGAAGGAATTAACTTTGACTTAGAAACGTTAGACACATTTGTTAAAGGAACATATCCGGATCTAAGAAAATGTATCAATAATTTAGAATCAAATTGTAGGAATGGACAACTAATTGTACCGGCTACTAATGACGATAGCGCAGATTACAGAGTTCAAATGGTAGATTTGTTTCAAAAAGGTAAGATATCCGAAGCAAGGAAATTAATTTGTAGTCAAGCACTTCCGGAAGAAATGGAAGATATCTATGTATGGCTGTACAATAATCTTGAAATATTTGGCAACGAAGAAGCTCAAGATAAAGCGATTTTGATTATAAAAGATGGGTTAGTTGATCATAACTTTATTGCAGACCCGGAAATTAACCTTGCAGCAACTTTAGTTAGACTGGCTAGACTATGAAACAACGACTGAAAGAAGCTTACATGAAAACCGCAGAAACATTTGCGGATCTAAGCTATGCTCAACGATTGCATGTCGGCGCTATCATTGTAAAAGACGATAGAATCATTTCTATCGGATATAATGGAATGCCGTCTGGATGGGATAACAACTGCGAAAACAAAGTATATATGGATTTTGATGCAGGAGGATGGCTGGACATCGATGAAATTATGACTAGATGGCCGTTAGAAGATGATAAAGGTCGATATCATCTTAAATCAAAACCAGAGGTATTACATGCTGAAACCAATGCGATCGCTAAATTAGCTAAAAGTACTGAATCTGGTGTTGACGCTACTATGTTTATTACTCATGGTCCTTGCTTGGATTGTGCCAAACTTATATACCAGTCTGGTATTACTAGTGTGTTCTATCGCACTTCTTATCGTTCAGAAGCAGGAATACAATTCCTAAGACTATCAGGAGTGACTGTAGAGAAACTTGAGGGGAATTAACCCCTCAAGTTAGTACTATTAGTCTCCGTAGATCGAAAGCACCTCCTTAACTGCTTCATGTCGTTCAATATCTTTATGATCAAACTGCACTAGATCAATATGTTTTAGTGCAGGATTTTCTGCGAGTAGGCCACAGAAATTAATTAGACCATTATCATTAAGTCTATCTGCTTGTGCTAAATCTCCTGTAACAACCATCTTACTATTTTCTCCTAATCGGGTCAATAGCATTTTCATTTGATTAATTGTTGCATTTTGCATCTCATCCGCAACAATATATGCATTTTTAAAGGTACGTCCTCTCATATATGCTAACGGGCTTATTTCAATAACTCCCTCTTCTAACATCTTATCGATTTCTTTCTTGTGGTAATACTCCGCAAAAACATCAAATATAGGTCTTGTCCACGGTGCCATTTTTTCATTTAAGGTACCTGGCAAAAATCCTAAATCTTCATCTACGGATACGGCGGGTCTTGTAACTACAATCTTGTCCACAATCCCTTCTTGGAACAATTTGATTCCGTGTAATACGGCTAAAAGTGTTTTACCTGTACCAGCAGGACCGATCGCAAATACAATATTCTTTGTGTCATCTTTTAACAAATTTAAATATGCTTTTTGATTAGAACCGCGTGGTGTAAGAACAACACGGTGTTTCTTTTGAGGAATGTAAGGCTGATTAAAATCAATTACTTGAACTTCTGATGTAAAACGCTTTTTTACTCTTTTACTCATGTAGTTTATATCTCCTACTCTAATAGTAAAGTAGGACATGTAGTGACCGCCCGATAACTACAGAGGTCCTACAAAGTATTTAAGCGATAATTTAAAAAGTAAACTGCTATGTTATGTTTTTAAACCAGCTAAATAAGTATAAGTAAATTGGAATCAATTATGTATGATATTTTAGAAGTTATTAGAAACATCGAAGGAATCTACGAAAACAATACTAATCTTTCAGTGTTAAAGGACTTTGAGAGAGTTTTAGATGTATTGGATATGTATGCATACGAAAACTGGTATGACGGTGAACTAGCATATGGTCCTCAAGTAGATAGACATTGGATTACCGCAGGATTTATGTGGCCTAGAGATAAGATGCCTAATCCTACTGCTGCAAAAAGATTAACTGATTTAGGTTGTCGGGTTATATACGAAAAATCAAATCTAGTCGAACCAAGAAAGATCGAAAGTGCATCTGACTATCGACCTGGAACTAAGAAAGGAAAACTTGATAGACATCCAATTTGGATTGTTGAGATTCAAATGCCTAAAAAAGTAGCGTTCGATATCTTTAGAGGATATATGAACAAGCTAAAGAGCGAGCAGAGAGAAGATCTCGAAGATTCGGCACCCGCAACATTGCCACAAGCAGCGATGCCTCAACAAGCTGCACCTATGGCTCCGGGAGGAATGCCTTCTGCTGCACCAGGCGGAATGGCTCCGGCAGGGGGCGGAATGGCTGCACCAGGCGGCATTGCACCATCGGTATAAATAAAAAAGTATGATCATTAAAGAAAATTTAAAAGCTAAAGATTTACGTCACTTTGTTGATAAAGTGTTTGAAGTTGATTCATATAAAAGTAAGATCGGCGATGACAAGGACATTATCACACTTAGCTTTACTGTAAAAGAAGAAGACCCTGCAAAAGATATGGAACATTTTATCGAAATGGGTTATAACTTTGTGTTAGATGCAGATGTAAGTCCGGGAGAAACTGATGATAGCGTGTACAAAGTATACGTTGAATTAGAACGATCAAGACATGCTCCGGATCAAATTAGAGAAGTACTAAACGGTTTAGAAGTTATTACCGGAATTGATAATTTTAGATTCAGATACTTTAAAGGATTTACTAGTTACGATGCAACTATTGAAAATTTAGAAAAGATTATTCCTATAGATGTTGATTCGTATGACGATGCAACTGAAAGATTCTATATGGAGAATTTTACTAATTTCTTTTCTAATAGCTATACTGATAATATTCAACTGTTAAGTGAATCTATTCGATTTACACGTGTTCGTATGGAGCCGCAAACTTTTAATATTGTATGTAGTGGTCCAAAGAACAAAGTATACGAATCTATTAAAGGTCCGATAATGATAGAAAGTAAAGATATTGCAGAAGTACTATATCTTACTAAGTCAATCGGAAATTACAACATTACTAAAATTAAGAATACATTTATATTTGAAAATAACGGCTGGGCCGTAGCATTGGAGAAAAAATAATGACTGAAGGATTTGATTTTGAATTTACTCAGGATAAGTTAGCACAGCTTATTCCGGGAAATCCATATTTAGAAAACTGGTATAATGCATTAGTTCAAATTTTACCAGAATACGGAATTAACACAGCACCTCGAGTAGCAGCATTTATTGCACAATGCTCCCACGAATCGGGCAATTTTAAATTATTAAAAGAAAATTTAAACTATCGTGCAGCAACATTAAGAAAAGTGTTTCCTAAATACTTTCCAACTGATGCATTAGCAGAATCTTATGCTGGACACCCTGAAAAGATTGCAAATAAAGTTTACGGCGGACGTATGGGCAACGGTGACGAAGCATCCGGTGATGGTTTCCGTTATTGCGGTCGCGGACTTATTCAGTTAACTGGTAAGGAAAACTATACCTGGTTTGCTGAAAGTATCGGTATGGAGCCCGAAGAAGTTTCTGAATACTTAGGTACATTCGAAGGTGCTGTTCAATCTGCATGTTGGTTCTGGGAAACTAATAACTTAAATCAATATGCCGATAGTAACGATATTCTTACTATGACTAAACGTATCAATGGTGGTACAATCGGTCTTGAAGATCGTAAGAAACATTATGCACATGCTATGCATGTATTGCAAGGATAAAAATGTTTTATCTAAATTTTATACCTGATAGTTATTTGCTATTAGCTATAAACGGTATCCTAGTAGGAGGAGCTGGTCTTTTTCTACTAGGGTTACTAACAAACTTTGTCCCCGGATTGCTTCCGTACAAATATCTTGCTAATTTAATTGCGACGATTTTACTAGCAAGCGGAATGTATTTTAAGGGCGGCTATGGTGTTGAAGCTGAATGGAGATCAAAAGTTGAAGAAATGAAACAAAAGATCGCAGAAGCTGAAGCAAAATCACATGAGGCAAATGTGAGAATTGAAACACAAATAGTTGAAAAAGTAAAAATCATTAAGGAGCGGGTTAATGAAAATAAACAAGCCATTCACGAAAATAAAGACTCTATTAATGCCGAGTGTGTTATTCCTGATATTGCAAGGGTGCTCTACAACCGTGCCATTGACCATGAAATTTCCGGAAGCACCGCCGAGCTTAATGAGAGATCCACCGAAGTTAAGCCCCTTGGGGCCAACTGATACAGATCTTAGCGATCTAATACAAAACGCAAACGAAAACTACGGAAAGTATCACGAGTTACGTGAAAAGTATCTCGGTTGGCAAGAGTGGTATCGTGAGCAAAGAGAAATTTACGAGGAAGTCAAATGAAAAACTTAATTGTAGGTGCCTTGTTGCTTTTGTTAAGTGGTTGTGCTATGGTCGATGCATATTTTATGGCAGGATTTGATCCTAATGAATATTTACTTGTTGACGATGTTAGAAGTACAGCTCAAGTAAGTGTTAATCAGTGTGAAAATCGAGATCAGATGAATATCATTGTTAATAGCATGTACTTAACAGCAACTAAACTTAAAAATTATGCCCAGTTCATTCCGCATAATGAAAAAACGATTCCGTTGGCAGAATCATTATACGACGAAGTTTACAAATTACAAACACGTTATCAAAGTCCAGAAAAGATAGGTAAAGCGTATTGTAAGATGAAACTTAACATTATTGAAAAGTCAGCCGAAACAATTCAAGAAGTATTAGGGAGTAAACCACGATGAGCGCAGATAGCATTTTAAATAGTTTAAACGGATATAATGATGTACAAAATGCAAGGTTAGCAGAAATTGCTAGCCAGTTAAAAGAAATTACCGAACAATATAACTCGGGTGATTTAAGTGCATCGGAATATAAAGAATTGTTAGAAGACATTGCGAGCGAAACATCTATTGTTAATGATGCTGCTGCTCTTAATGAACAACGACAATTAAAGTTAATTATCGACACAGCGATTACTATTGCAGCAACAGCCGCAAAAGCAATTTAATTTTAAAAAGGAGCGAAAATGGAAGATAATAGTGTACTAACAAGACTATGGAGACCAATGATGGGGTGGACATACATGGCAACATGTGTGTTTGATTTTATCGTTGGCCCAATTTTATATAATGTATTACAGTTTTATAACCCAGGTCAACACTTAGATATGTGGCATGCAATCACATTACAAGGTGGTGGTCTTTATCATATTGCAATGGGTGCTATTTTAGGTATCAGTGCATACGGTAATACTAAAGAAAAAATTAGTGGTGCGGATGCTCCGTTACCGCCACAACAACCGCGTCCGGGACCACAACCTGTTGCAATCTCAGCACCTGCACCTGCACCTGTAGCAGCACCAATGCCTGTAGCAGCACCTGCTCCGGTTAGAAAGTCATTTGCACCTTCGGCTCCGGCGCCACAAATTGACGAACCACTATAGGAGATATTATGAAAAAGTTACTGTCAATTCTTTTATCAAGTCTCTTAGCATCATCGCTTGCATTTGCTAACTCTCACGAAGCGGCACCTGCAAAGCCTGAAGTTAAGAAGATCTGTAACGAATTTAAAATTAAAGGTAAAGTTCAAAAGCAATGTAAGAACGTTAAGATGCATAAGAAGTTCGAAGGCACAAAGGTTCCCACACCTGCTCCGAAGCCAAAGGCACCTGCTAAAAAGAAAAAATAAGTCATTCTATTGACAACATAAGGTCAAGATTGTATAATTACTTTACAACTTGACCTTTTCTTATGACTATGGACGACTATTATAAAATTTTAGGTGTAGCTGAAACTGCCTCAGCAGATGAAATTAAAAAAGCATATCGCAGTCTTGCTATGAAACATCATCCTGATAGAGGAGGAGATCAAGCAAAGTTTAAAGATATTTCGGCAGCATACGATACATTAAGTGATTCTCAAAAAAGATCAGAATACGATCATATGAAAAGAAATCCGCAGATGAATTTTAGATCTAGCGGATTCAATAACTACGACGATCTGCAAGACATGTTTGCTGGTACTCCGTTTGGTGCTCACTTTCATGATGTCTTTGGACGGCAAAGACAATTTAGAAAAAATCGTGATTTGAATATACAATGTAATATTACTTTACTTGACTCATTCCTTGGCAAACAGTTAGAAGCAAACTTTACATTGCCGAGTGGTAAAAGTCAGAATGTAATTATTAATTTACCACCTGGTATAGCACACGGAGATGTTATTAAGTATCAGGGACTCGGAGACGATAGTATTCCCGGAGTTCCTAGAGGTAGTTTAAATGTTACTGTTATCGTACAACCAGATTTGACCTTTGTGCGACAAGGAAACGATCTTTATACTACCGTAAAAATTAACCCTATTGAGGCTATGATCGGTTGTAAAAAGAAAGTAAAAAATATAACAGGGGCTGAAAAGGAGCTCAATTTAAATCCAGGCATAAAGCATGGCACAGAATTTGCAATGGCCGGTGCAGGATTTTCCGATCCGCATCGTACACATATTAAGGGAAGATTTGTAACTGTTGTAGAAATTGAACCTACATCAATTACCGATCCTGCGATTGTATCAAAGTTGAGAAACATTAATAAAGAGATAAACGGTGAGTCTTGACTCACATACCGATCTGTGTTAAAGTCGTTAATTAGTTTTTTTAAAGGAGAATCACATGGTTGAACCTAGCGATAATTTACAAGCAGTTTTCGAAAAAGCTATCGAAGCTGCTAAGAAATTACATCACGAATATATCACCATAGAACATTTGCTTTATGCAATCCTCATGGACGACTCGTTCGTAAAATGTTTACAAGGGTACGGCGCAAATCCTGATAATATGAGGAAATTGCTAACGGACCACTTAAACACTAAATGCGCACAAATTACTGTACCCGACGTGGTAGTAAAGCCCAAGAAAACCCAGGCAGTTGAAAGGGTATTAAATAAAGCATTTACACAAGTATTGTTTAACGGTCGACAAAAGATTGAACCGACTGATGTTTTTGTAGCATTAATGACTGAAAAACATAGCTGGGCATTCTTTTATCTACAACAATCAGAAATTGAAAAAGATAAGTTCTCAGATTACTTACATAATTCCTTCGACGAGGATGAGGACGAAGGAGAACAACCAAGCATGGATCCAGCCAGCAATAAGGCACTAGCATCGTTTACTACAAATCTAAATGAGCAAGTTGCTAAAAATAAAATCGACCCTGTTATTGGTCGTGTAGACGAACTTGAAAATATTGCACTAGCATTAGGTCGTCGCAGCAAAAATAATGTTATTCTAGTCGGCGATCCCGGTGTAGGTAAAACTGCAATTGCGGAAGGTTTGGCATATAACATTGTTAAGGAGGCAGTCCCCGACTTTTTGAAAGATTATACAGTTTATAATCTCGACATTAGTGCAATGCTTGCAGGAAGCAAGTATCGAGGAGATTTTGAAGAAAGATTTAAAAATGTTATTAAAGCTCTTCAAAAGAAAGGAAAGTGTGTGCTGTTCATCGACGAAGCACATATGATTAGCGGTGCAGGATCATCCGGAAGCAATGCAAACGACCTTGCCAATATGATGAAGCCTGCTCTTAGCAAAGGAAACATTAAAGTTGTTGCATCAACTACTTGGGAAGAATTCCGCAAGCATTTCGAAAAAGATCGAGCACTTATGCGTCGATTCCAACGTATCACAGTCGACGAGCCAACTCAAGAAGTCACCTTGCAAATCTTGAAGGGTATTAAGAAATACTACGAAGGACATCATAAGGTAAAAATTAAAGACGATGCACTTCAGGCTGCAATTAAGTTGTCAGTAAAATATCAAGCAGACAAGAAGTTGCCCGATAAGGCTATTGATCTTATTGACTGTGCATGTTCTAGATTTAACTTAAAGTTAGCCGAAGACAGAATTGTATCTGAATCTGAGATTCAATTTGAATTAAGTAAGATGGTTAATTTGCCTGCCGAACAAGTTATGGAAACTGAAAGTGTATGCTTGGCAAAGTTGCAAGAAGGATTAGAAAATGATGTCTACGGACAAGACCTTGCAATTGAAGAAGTAGTAGATAAGATTATTGTTGCACAAGCCGGACTTAAGGCAGAAAATAAGCCAATTGGTTCGTTTGTATTTATGGGGCCAACAGGATGTGGTAAGACTGAAACTGCTAAATCCTTAGCAAAGCATTTAGGAGTTAACCTGCTCAGATTTGATATGAGTGAATATCAAGAGCAACATAGCATTAGTAAGCTCATCGGAAGTCCTCCGGGGTATGTAGGATTTGAAGAAAATGCCGGGCAGCTTATAACACAAATTCAAGAGCATCCAAATGCTGTATTGTTATTAGACGAAGTAGAAAAGTCACATCCTGATGTAACTACTATTTTGCTTCAGCTAATGGATAACGGATTTGTTACAGGTAGCAATGGTAAAAAGGCAGACTGTCGTAATATCATCCTTATTCTAACTACAAATGCCGGTGCACGAGAAGCTGAAAAGAATGCAATCGGTTTTGGAGCTCAAAGAAAAGAATATAGTGATGCCGAATTAAATAAATTCTTTACTCCAGAGTTTCGCAACAGGCTCGACGGTATTGTAACATTTAACAAACTTGATAAGTCAACTTCTATTAAGATTGTAAATAAATTTATTGACGAACTTAGATTGCAAGTTAAGGATAAAGGTATTAAGATTAAAGTTAATAAGGATGCCGTTAACTGGTTACTTGAACGAGGATTTGACGACAAGATGGGTGCAAGACCACTACAACGGGTAATCGACAAAGAAATTAAACGCGATCTTGCTAAATTAATGTTATTCGGAGACTTGAAGAACGGAGGCACATTGTCAATTAGTGTAGCCGACAATAAACTTGTACTTGTTACAAAGCCAAAGTTGCCTAAGGTACAGTTATTAACAACCGAACTTGTTAATGATATTTTATAGGCCTCTTAAGAAATTATACAAAGGAAGATATCAATACAAAATTGTGTTGGTATCTTCCGGAGTATCTCTATTTAGGAGTGGCGACTTAGATAAAATTTTTAAGAATTTATCTGAAATCGTTATTGAACCAAAATTAGATGATAAATTTTATACCTACACTCTAGTCAAAAGTCAGGAAGATTTAGATTATCTATTTGATGTTTATCAAGCTCTGTTATCAATTAACGACTTCTCAATTCGGGTAGAAAGTCCTTGGTTATCGATTTATTTTTCGTCAGAAGCTGATGTTAATACTTTAAAAAATATTAACGAAGCTCGAGTAAAATATATCTATCAACCATCAGCTATTTTATCCGAAGGAGAAATTGTATCAACATTACCTTTTGATTACAAGGTACATTTTAAAAATACTGCTAGTAAGCAAGAAAGTTTTCTTTTATGGGCAACTGATAATAAAAATATTCGTTTGCCAAAAAGCACTATTAATGCGTTAAGTCACGCTATCAAGTATCCTCCTAGTTTATATTTCTATATTACTGGGGATAAAAATCTCACTATGGCTAAGATGCATCTTGGCTCTATCATCACTCGAGTTGAAAAAATAGTACGTCCCGCAGCATAAATACCATATATATTTTGGATTTATTATGCGAATTAAAGATCTGTTTGAAAATAAGCATCAAAACTTTGACGAGTTCGTCGATCCCGAAAAAGGATTAATGTACGATCTCGCCGAAGATTTGATCTATTACATGAACCACGACGACGATACTTACAGAACTCATGTCTATCCATCTCTTGTAAAATGTTTACATAAGATGGGCAAAAACTCAAAAGTCGATTCGGGAATGTTTAAAGAAACTGCAATAAACAGTTACAAAAACTATTGCCAAAGTTATCCTGTAAAAGGACTTCCCCGAGATTTAGACGAAGAAACCCTTAAAGAAGTCTGTGATAAGTTTTATGAAGAAATTTGTAAACATAAAGAAGAAGGAAGATACGAATGAAAATATCGGAAATTATTACAGAAGGCGGAAATAAGCCGTTGTCAAAAGTAGCAAAGTCGAGCATTAAAGGGGCAGTTACTACACCCGATGCTAACAACAATGCAGGCGATTCATATAAAAATTATCGCTTTGGGTTAGCACTAGCAGGTGCGCCAGATTATCCAACAAAGGCTACTAACGATATCGGGGGGGATCCTTTGCTTACTACATACACTGATGAAGAATGGCAAATGATACAATATGCAGGGAAGCAATCCGGTGTCGGTCCGTTAAAACGTATCTCATCAAATAGAAGCGAAGAACTATCAGATACATATAAAACTAGTCCAATTTCTAAACCTAAGAAAAACAAATACGGTATATGAAACAATACAAAATTACATCACAGAACATTCCTGTAAAATCTGAAGAAGATTGTTATCTTGCCCCTGACGATCCTGTACATGAATTAATTGCTACTCAAATAATGGACGGACTAGGTGCACAAGCTCGATTAGACGAATATCGTGCAAAACAATCTTCTAACAAAGTAGAATGTGATAAAGGACGATATCAAAGAGAAACTAATATTAAACCAGGAACTCCGGCATGGTTCGAGTTATGGTACGGAGACAAAAGATGAAGATTAGTGAATTGTTGGGTGAAAATGCTACAATGGGCGCAACTATGGCTGCTAACGTATCAATCGGTCCTGCATATAAGAATAAACCAGTAAAACAACCTAAAAACAAAGACGGTACTGCTAAGAATGCTCTAGATATGAAGGCTAATCTGTTAACGGGCGGAAGCATCAAACGATAAATATAATATAAACATTGGAGTTAACCCATGAGTAGGAAACAACTTGACGAACTTCTCGACACAAATTTTAGTGCATCAACAGCACCTGTCGAAAAATTTACACCACCACCACAAACAGATACATCATCTACCGATTTTCTTCCAGACGGAGAAGTAGACAGAGAAGGAGCAATGGCCAAAGCTGATCTAAGCAAGCTAGCCAAATATGCTACAAAATTATACAATAAACTTGAAGATGAAACTCAGATGGAAGCATGGGTTCAAGCAAAGATTACTAAGGCAGCAGACTATATTGCATCTGTTTATCATTATCTAGAATATGAAATGGATTTTAGTAACTACGGTCATAAGCTAGACAATGCTGAAATGATGAATGAAGATCAAAAGGCTGAATTACGTAGCAAGTTAATCGAAGCACGTACCAAGATTGCAGAACTTAAAAAACTTCAAGCACAGAAATTAGAAGAAGGAAAGAAGTCAAAACCGGATTTTCTTGATTTAGATAAAGACGGTGATAAGAAAGAGCCAATGAAAAAAGCGTCTAAAGAAAAGAAACTTGACGAAATCTCCGACGAAACTAAGAAGGCATATCGTGGCAAACATGAAGAACTCGGTAAAAAGATGCAAGATGCTGCAAAGGCCGGGGATAAAGCAAAAGTTTCGAAGCATTTAAAGGGTCTTAGCAATAGTCTTAAAGATTCACCAAAAAGTAAGCAACAAGTTCAAGAATCAATGGCTGCTAATCATTTAGTACATGAGATCTCCAACGAACTAATTTCTAAAGGAATATCTAGCGAAGATATTACTAGTTCAGAAGATATTGCATTTTATATTAAAGAAAATCGCAGAACACTTTTACATTGGAACGCACTAAGTGAAGATGAAAAAGACAATTTAGTTGATGAGATTGCAAATGCTGTATACGATTCAACCTCGTCTGACGAAAACGAAGGAATGTATGAATCTTCTAAGCCAAGTGCAGGACTTTCAGCTAAGAAGAAATCTGCAACTGTAAAGAAAGCAAAGGCAGGCGGAGATATCGGTAAGCCAGGTAAGAACTTTAAAAAGGTCTCTGATAAGGCTGCAAAGAAGTATGGTAGCAAAGAAAAAGGCGAAAAAGTTGCTGCGGCTGCTATGTGGAAGAACATTAAGAAAGAAGATGTACAACTAAATGAATTAAGTAAAGAAACTTTAAAAAGCTATGCTGATAAAAAAGGCGATCAAATGTTTAAAGACAAGAAGCCAGCAAGCGGAAAGGATCTTACAAACTATCGTAATGCTATTGAAAAGATGCATAAGAAAGATGACGCAGTAGTTAAAGAAGCTGTTAAAAAAGCTAAAAAAGATTACGATGGCGACGGTAAGGTTGAGTCAGGTAAGGACGAGTACTTAGGTTCTAAAGACAAAGCAATTAAGAAAGCAATGGGCAAAAAGGATTGTGTTAAAGAAGCTGTTAAAGCTCAAAAGGACTATGACGGCGACGGTAAAGTTGAGTCAGGTAAGGACGAGTACTTAGGTTCTAAAGACAAAGCAATTAAGAAAGCAATGGGCAAAAAGAGCCAAGAAGGCGCAGAACAAGTAAACGAAAGTACAGATCTTAATCGTCTAAAAGAGTTCTTAACTCGATTAAACGGATAATATTATGGATATGAAGAAAATTCTACAGGCTTTAGATAATACTGCATCTAAGCCTGTAGGAGGATCTGACGATATTAAAAAGTCATTAGAAATTATTAAAGAAGGGGCTAATCCACACAAGGTTAGCCTTCCTGTTCAAATGGCTATGAGTCATTATCAAAAATCAGAACCTATAAAAGAAACTAAAAATTCATTGTTTAAACAATATGTTGCAGAAGCCGAGGAAGACTTTAATGCACAAAAAGCATTAGAACAGCAACGTATATTAATGTATTCTAGAAAAATTGCAAATCGTGTAATGGAGTCAAAACGACCGGAACAAGATCCACGTTTTGCTCAAAGTGCTATTCAAAAAGAAATTAAAGATTTAACTCAATCCCTTGAAGAAGCACAACACGCACTAGCAAAAGCAAAAGAAATCAATAGAAGTATTCGATACGACGATACAGTTACAAATATCATTCTTCAAATAATCGAAGTTGGAGAATCTGTCGGTATTCAACGTTCTCATTTCCAGTATGCAGAAAGTACTATTGCAGAAGCATATAATGGTGTTGAATCAGCAATACTTGAATTAGAAGAACCATTTACGTATCTTATTTCCGAAATCGAAGATCGAATCGAAAATTTAGGATATGATCTAGAAGATTTGCAACAAGGCAAACCTATCGATCTTAACGAAGGCACCGATTTTAATCCACCGGATATTATCAAGCTCGATGTTCCCTTATTACTACGATTATTAGAATATGCAAAAGAAGATGCTAAAACTGATATGGATCTTCATAATGTAACTACTATGCTTATAAATTTAAGCAAAGAAGGCGATATATTAAACATGAATAATTATGATCAAATAGTAGGAGATCAAAAATTATTACCCGAACCAACAAACGAAGCATGTTGGAAAAATTACAAACAAATTGGAATGAAAAAGAAAGGTAAGAGAATGGTTCCAAATTGTGTTCCGAAAAAAGGAAAATAATATGGATTTGAGAGACTTAATAAGTAAGCTAGATTCTATTTCTGAACAAGAAGAATATGATATCGAAGCCGGTAAAAAATTAAACCAAGATAAGTGGAAATTTGCTGAAAAACAAAAACACTTATACGGCTTACTTCAACAGCTACGTGCTTTAATAAACAAGCAGTCGAATCCAACATCTCTCGAAGAAGCATTAGTTCAAAGTTTTGGATATCAAGTCAACGAGATGGATATGGACCGTCTTGCAACTGCATCTGCTTCTAATGCAACATCTGCACCTGTATCAGGAGATGGAATATTAAAGACTATCGGTAAAAAGATTGCATGGCCTGTAACTGCTGCGGCTGCTATATGGGATGCTTACGAACAAATTACACAACTGCCAAGAAACGTTCCTCAAGAAACTTTCGAAAAAGAAGTGGCTAAAATTATTGGAAATGTAGTCGGGGAATACGGAGTTTTTGCAGTAGGTGCCGGAATTGGCGCTGCGTTAGGAGGAGCATCAGGACCGGGAGCATTAGTATCAGGTATTGCTGGCGGAGTTGCTGCACAATGGGCATTTGGAGATGATGTGAATCAGTTAGTGAGCTATATTGTAGATTACTTTTATTCTCCAGACTCGGCACCACAACAAACTACCTCTCCACAACAACCTACAACAGCAAGTGCTTCAAATAACGAAACTGCTCCGGTCATAAAAGACTTACAAAGTGCATTAGAAAAGTTAGGATTTAGTGTGGGTTCTCACGGAAAAGACGGTATTTTTGGTCCTGATACACTTGCAGCTTTAAAGCAATATACCTCTGCAAATAATTTACCTAGTGATTTAGATGCAATATACAAACTTTTAAATGTTACAGCACCGGCTAACACTAATCAAATTTCGGAGTTGAGATCAACATTAGATAAAATTGACGAGGCTAAAGTTCCTTCTAGATTTTTACAATACGCAAAAAATGTCATCAATGCTGTAAAAGGAAAAGTATCAAATTTTGTTAGTAACAATCGTTTACTAACAACAATAGCAACTATTGCGGCGGGAGGATATGTATGGGACAATTACGGAAACGTAATTCAATCGAAAGCACATGAATATGCTCCTGGTATAGTTTCTGAACCTAAACCCGAGGAACCTGCTACTCCTACTGTATCGAACGCACCGGCTCCAGGTACAGCAGCTAGTACTACCTCAATTGATACTACGCTAGCAAAGTTAATCAGCGATATTAAAGTTGATATTACTGATTTAAAGAGAATTACAAATCCTGAAATTAAGGCCGACGCACAAAAAGCAATTGCACATGCAGAACAAACATTAAAAATGTATGCTCCTGGCATGTAATCAATATCATCAATTAACTTGAACATATCTAATATATAACGTATCATTAAGGCACAAAGGAGAAAATAATGGCAAATAGAGCATATGGCCCAGAAGAAAAGGCAAAACTTGAAAGACTAATTGTCGAAGGATCAACGGTTCTTCGTGAGATTGAAGATTTACAAGAAGGTTTAAGAGACACAGTAAAATCTGTAGCTGAAGAACTACAAGTAAAAGCTAGTGTAATTAACAAAGCAATCAAAATTGCACACAAAGGTAACTGGCAGGATCATAACTCCGATTGGGAAGAAATCGAAGCTATCCTCGATGTTACAAAACGTATCTAAATACGTATAAGGGAAAGGCAGGCGGGCCATAATCCGCATTATTGGTGTTGCGAACCGGAAGTCGCAAAGGAAACAACATGACTATTCAACACTTCAAATTTGAAGCATGTGAACCATGCTTATCTATTCAAAATAAAGATATTGTAGAATTACAAATCAAAAATACTTCTTTAGCAAGGAGTAATTATGAGCTACGTTGATGCATACTACGATAGAGACAACGACATTATTAAAATCGTTGAAAGAAATAAAAAAGGTGATCGAGAGTTCCGAGATGTTCCTGTAAAGCATACATTTTATTACTCTGACCCTAAAGGAAAATATCAAAGCATTTACGGAGATCCTGTATCAAAGGTTGTTTGTAAAAATACAAAAGATCTGAGAAAAGAGCTTGCAATTGCTAGTAATAAAAAGATATTTGAATCTGATATTAATCCTATATTCGTTTGTTTAAGTGAAAACTACTTAAATCAAGATGCTCCAAAACTTAACATTGCGTTTTTCGACATCGAGGTAGATTTTGATCCAGAAAGAGGCTATGCAAGTACAGACGACGCATTTATGCCGATTACTGCTATCTCAGTATATTTACAGTGGCTAGACACTCTAGTATGTTTTGCTGTTCCTCCAAAAACTTTAACGATGGAGGAAGCAACTGAACTTGTGAAAGATTTTCCAAATACTCTTTTATTTGAAAAAGAATCTCACTTACTGGATGCATTCTTAGACTTAATCAAAGATGCCGATGTTTTAAGTGGCTGGAACAGTGAAGGATATGACGTACCGTATACTGTAAACAGAGTAACTAAAAGTTTATCAAAAGACGATACTAGAAGATTTTGTCTATTTAATCAGTATCCTAAAAAGAGAGAATACGAAAAGTATGGAAAGACTGCAAATACATACGACTTTGTAGGCAGAGTTCATCTTGATAGCTTAGAACTATATCGAAAATACACATATGAAGAACGACATAGTTACCGACTCGATGCTATTGCAGAATATGAGTTAGGTGAACGTAAAACTGCATATGAAGGTACGTTAGATCAATTATATAATAATGATTTTAAGACCTTTATCGAATATAATAGACAAGATACCATGCTCTTAGAAAAGTTAGATCGAAAACTTAAATTTATTGATCTAGCTAATACTCTTGCACACGAAAATACTGTACTTCTACAAACTACTATGGGAGCTGTAGCAGTAACCGAACAGGCTATTATTAATGAAGCACATAGAAGAGGATTTATTGTACCTAATCGTGCTAAAAGAGACGAAAATGTTGATACAAGAGCAGCAGGAGCATATGTTGCATATCCGAAAGAAGGACTACATGATTGGATTGGATCTTTAGATATTAACTCACTGTATCCGTCTGTAATTCGTGCATTAAATATGGGTCCAGAAACTATTATCGGACAATTGCGCCCTGAACGAACAGACTCTTATATATCTGCTCAAGTTGCTAAAGGAAAATCATTTGCAGCAGCATGGGAAGGATTATTTGCAACATTCGAATATGATTCTGTTATGAATAATGAAATAGGATCGAATATTACTATCGACTGGGAGAATGGAGATAGTGATGTAGTAAGTGCTGCCGAAGTATATCGATTAATTTACGAAAGCAATCAACCGTGGATGCTTAGTGCAAATGGTACGATCTTTACATGGGAAAAAGAAGGTATTATCCCTGGATTGTTAAAACGCTGGTATGCTGAACGTAAAGAAATGCAGGCAAAACTTAAAGAATGCATCAATGCAGGCAATAAGATTGAAGAGGAATACTGGGATAAACGTCAGCTTGTTAAGAAGATTAACCTAAATAGCTTATACGGTGCTATTCTTAACCCAGGATGCAGATTCTTCGATAAACGCATCGGACAATCAACAACATTAACTGGTAGACAAATTGCTAAACATATGGCGGCTAAGGTTAATGAGATTATTACAGGCAAATATGATCACGTAGGCAAGGCTGTAATTTATGGTGATACAGACTCTTGTTACTTTTCAGCATATACTACTCTTATAGATGATATCGAAAAAGGACTAATACCTTGGAGTAAAGAAGCTATTGCAAACTTATATGATCAAATAGCTGTTGAAGTAAACGGTACATTCCAGCAATTTATGCTTGATCAGTTTCACTGCCCTAAATCAAGAGGTGAAGTAATTAAAGCTGGTCGAGAAATTGTCGGTTCAAAAGCATTGTTTATTACTAAAAAGAGATATGCTGTGCTAGTTTACGATAAGGAAGGAAAACGGAAGGATAAAGACGGAAGACCCGGCGAAATTAAAGCTATGGGACTAGATTTGAAAAGATCAGATACTCCGGAGTTTATCCAAGACTTCTTAAGTGAAATATTAGAAATGGTTCTAACAGGATCAGTCGAACAAGAAGTATTAGATCATATCAGTCAATTTAGAACTTTATTCAAATCTAGACCAGGTTGGGAAAAAGGTAGCCCAAAGAGAGCTAACAATATTACCGATTACGAAAATAAGGAAAAGAAACAAGGTAAAGTTAATATGCCCGGGCATGTAAGGGCAAGTATCAACTGGAATACTTTGAAGAAGTTATATGACGACAAGTATTCAATGAGTATTACCGACGGAGGAAAGGTTATTATTTGTAAATTAAAAAATAATCCGTTAGGCTTTACTAGTGTTGCATACCCTGTAGATGAACTAAGATTACCGCAGTGGTTCAAAGAACTTCCTTTTGATCATGCCGAGATGGAAGCAACCATTATAGATAAGAAGCTAGATAACTTGATCGGTGTACTCGAGTGGGATATATCTAGTACAAACGAAAAGAATACATTTAGTAGTTTATTTGATTTTCGATAAGAATAATTCTTGACTACACTTAGTAACCTAAATATAATAACGAATACGGAGAACAATATGAAAGATTTTTTACAAGATTTAGTTGCACATACATTACCGCTAGATGGGATCGAATTACTTAAAATTACAGCATCTCAAGACGAAACATTAATTGAATCATTATCGGCTACTAAGTCGGCAATTCTTAGTGCTACTACAAAGGTTCCGATGTCTGAATTTGAAGGAGTATTCGGAATGCCTAACTTAAACAAATTGGACATTCATTTAAAGTGCCCGATGTACAAAGAAAATGCAACTATCGAAGTTGAATATTCTGTTAAAAATGACGAGAAGGTTCCATCGAGCTTACTTTTCTCAAACGAAACTAACGACTTCAATAACTCATATAGATTTATGAGTTCTGAATTAGTTAAAAATAAATTACCACAAACTACATTTAAAGGCGCAGTGTGGGATATTGATATTAGTCCTTCTGTATTAAGTATACAAAAGCTAAAATTTCAAGCAAATGCACATTCCGAAGAAACTGTATTCGAAGTTAGCACTAACAATAACAACTTAATTTTTAGTTTTGGTGACTCTAGTACACACGCAGGATCATTTATTTTTGAACATAATGTGTCATCACCGCTAAAACGCACATGGGAATATCCTGTAAAAGAAACATTAAGCATCTTAGGTCTATCTGGAGATAAGACCATGAAGATTTCTAATGCGGGCGTTATGCAAATTACAATCGATAGCGGAATTGCCGAATACAACTATTTCTTACCGGCAAATACAAAATGATCGAAGACGACTTTAATTTAGAAACATTTGTAGATTTGTTCGACACAGCAATGATGTCGGACAATCCTACAGTTAAAAAGGCTTTTAAAAATCTAATGTTAGTTGCGACACTTGTTAATTCAGAAAATGATCCTAAAATAGGACCATTAAGAGAAATGGTTAAAACTATTGAAGATTTACAACAAAGAGTAAGAGTACTCGAAGCAAATAAGTACAGCACTTACGGACCTGTTACTATGCCAGCAACATCGACCCAGCCTCCGACCTGGATAGTTCCGACTCCTACAGTTGGATCACCTCAGACATATAATCAAACTATATCCACGGTAGGGATTGCTCCGACATATACTTCTTCTCCATTAACATCTAATCTTAGCTATTCATTAGACAATGTATATAACAAATTGGATGGTAAATGAATAAAGATTTAACCACAACACAAAAAGACTATGCTGTATTCTTGCCAGCAACGTCGGGATTCTATTCTACTTTTATTGGGAAACAGCGATACGGTAATTATGTAGATCCTGCTCGTATTCCTGCATCTTTTGCTAATGGGATCGAAAGTTTAAACTACTTAGATCCCGTTAAAGGATCATTTTACTATAACTGGTGCTTATACTCTGCAGGACATGCTAACTTAGATCTTACAAAGCATGACGAAAAAGAAGACATGTTTCGTAACCGAGATCGAACCACTAGTTGGGTATTAGGAGACTCGGGCGGATTCCAGATAGGTAAAGGAGTATGGGCAGCCGATTGGAAGGATCCTAATTGCCCAAAGGCTCAAAAAAAGAGGGAACAAGTACTTACATGGATGGATTCTTTAATGGATTACGGTATGTGCTTAGATATTCCTGCATGGGTTGAAAGAAGTCCTACCGGTCGAGCTGCTACTGGCATTACAAGTTATGCAGAAGCTGTACAAGGAACTTATATTAATAACGACTGGTTTATTAATAATCGTAACGGTAATTGCAAATTTTTAAATGTTCTGCAAGGAGAAAGTTTTAACGAAGCAGACGACTGGTATGATCGCATGAAGAAGTATTGCGATCCGAAAGTATACGGAGATCGTGCATTTAACGGATGGGCAATGGGTGGACAAAACATGTGTGATGTTCATCTAGTTCTTAAAAGATTAGTAGCTTTAAGATTTGACGGTCTTTTAGAACAAGGATTGCACGATTGGATGCACTTCTTAGGAACTAGTAAATTAGAATGGGCGTGTTTACTTACTGATATTCAACGAGCTGTTCGAAAATATCATAATCCAAATTTCACTATTAGTTTCGATTGTGCAAGTCCGTTCTTGGCAACTGCAAACGGACAAATTTATATTGTTACTGAAACTAATGATAGAGAAAAGTGGGTTTATCGCATGATGAAAAGTGCCGATGATAAAAAGTATGCAAATGATATTCGACTATTTAAAGATGCGGTTGTACAGGACAAAATATTTAAAAAAGGTAAAAAAAGTGCATACGGATTTGAACCTAGTCCATTGATCGATCAGGTACCTATTAAAGACATTTGTATTTACGCACCCGGCGATTTAAACAAAATAGGCAAAGAAGGAAAGACTAGTTGGGATAGTTTTAGTTATGCTATTCAAATGGGGCACAATGTTTGGCATCATATTAACGCTGTTCAAGAGGCAAATCGACAATATGATGCACATTGTATTCCTGCAATGCTATCTGTTGTAGATTCGAATAAAAAAGTTCATAAAGAATACCCATACGGACATTTCTTTAAAAATATTGTTGATGCTATTTTTGCTACTAGCGATCGAGGTGTTGCCGAAGGGATAATTGAAGAATGTAAAAGATATTGGTTGGATATACCCGGAACAAGAGGTGCTGTTGGTTCTAAAACTATTAGTGCTAGACATAAATTTGGAGAGCACTTTGTTCAAGAAGATCCTGACTTTGAAAAGGAAATTGAAATATTTGATAAAGATGGGGAGTTTACCCCTGCGGCTGTAGATAAGTTAGAAGAATTAGAGGACAATATTGATGAAACGTAATTATACAGACGGCTCTGCAGAAAACATTAAGTTTTTTACCGGATATGAAGTCGAACACACTCCTGCATATGGAATGCACACGTTATTTGTAGTAGGGGTACAATTAGTTAAAGACATCGAAGATTGTTTAGCAATTTCAACCTATGAAACTAGCCATATCTTTTTTGGTGCGAATCACAGCTACGATCCGTACGGATATGAGCAACATGAAGAATGGGAATCTATGATAAAGTATTTCTTAGATAAAGATTACTTGTGCTCGTTAGATATTCCAATGAGTCAAGTTGAAGAATTTAACGAAAGCTGTTTATGTGAATATAATAACTTTATTCCACAAATTCGCGTTCCGATTCCGTATACTAAACTATGGAACTACAACACTACTATTAAAATTGATGATAAAGATTTTAATGCAACTAATCCAGGTGTATGGTCTCATAGTTTGCACACGTTAATGGACAAAAATGCATTTACGTCCTGGACTGCTTACAAAAACGATAATATTATTAAATAAGATTTATTCTTATTTGTTGACATACTACTCTATTTTTTATACAATAATAATATGAATAAAGAAACATCAATGATTTGGGTAACATTTAGCCGTGAAGGAATTCATTGTTATCCAGAGGCAGCAACTAATCCTAATTTAAATGATGTTGCATTTTTATCACATCCGCATCGTCACATGTTCCATTTTAAAGTATGGATTGAAGTACAACACGACGATCGTGAAATCGAATTTATTCAGTTTAAGAGATGGCTTGAAGGACTATATGGCACTAGCACACTTGAACTGAATCACAAATCCTGTGAAATGCTTGCACGTGAACTTTACGAGCAAATTAGTTACAGGTATCCAACTCGTGAGACTTGGATTGAAGTAAGCGAAGATGGCGAAAACGGCTGTCTTCTAAAATTTTTAAACCATTAATAAAAGAGAAATATAAAAATGGCTACTAACGAAAGATACTCAAACAAACAATCTAAGCAACGTTATTTTGATCGTCGCCCTGATATTGTTAAGATTTTTGATGATCTAGACTTGTTCCTTAATTTTTGTCGTATCGAATTACTTCCATTTAACCCAGCAGACCTTTATAATAAACATTCAAGGGTTTGGCAATCTTATGAAAAGAGTACAAGGCCACGTAAGCCTTGGAATGGGGAGAAAAAGCCTTGGAATCAAAATAAACAGTCTCAGGGCGCAAGAGTCAATAAACCAAGGTCTCACTAATGACAATTTTTCTAGTTGATCTAGAAGCAGTTGATACAAGGTACACGGGTCAGTGGAAGACCCATGTACCTTCCATGCTTAAAGAAAAAGGACATGAAGTATACATTATATCAGGCCCTGCTGACATCCCAGCTGCTACTACTCCCGGCGCTTTTCTTAATTTTGGCGGCACCAACATATACAAGGCTGCACAAGTGGAAAGTATATCTAGACTCTTCACGGCAGGCAAGATTGTTGCTGGCGATCATTTTGTCTTTACAGATGCTTGGCATCCTGGCATTATCAACTTAAAGTATATGAGCGAGTTGCTACAAATTCCTGTAACAATTCACGCATTATGGCATGCCGG